CGACATAATCCCAAAACTTGCTCATTAATCCGCGCTTATTCGCTCTCCCAGTTGCGTCATACAGCATTACTTCGTCATTATCTGCTAACGTATCTTTTGTTGTGTATTCTGTCCATTTTGGCATGTTGTTGCCCTCCTTTAATTATTGGTTTTGATGTTTGATCTGCTAAAAAAGAGGATGATTTCTCACCCTCTTTATACTGATTTGTCTAACAATTGTTTGATTTCTGCAAGTTCTTCTTTAATGCTTTTTAATTCCGATTTTAATTCTTCATTTTCGGATTTGAGTTTCTTGATTTTCTCGTGATTGAATTTTATCATGGCGAACATGGATGGAATCATAATTCTGTAGTTCCAATCCTCTGGCTTTCCATCTGGCAAATGGTTTACTGCAATTGGAAAACGCCTTTCCATGTCCTCTGCAAGGAACATTGGCATTAACTTGTCGTATCTGCTATCATTTTTATCAAGATATCCTTCTTTATACTTCGCCCAAACAACCTTTACACGATAAAGTTCTTCCAGCTCTTCTTCTTTAACTGTTGTCCGAATTGACTTATAACGCCAAGAAGATGATGGGACTTTAATAACCATTCCATCTGAATTAATACCCAAGTGTGTTCCGTCTGTAATATTTCCCATATTTTCAAGACAGAAAAAATTCGTAGCATCACCGAAACCGCTTAGTGGATTTCTGATTTTTATGCCGCCATCAATTACAAATCCGCTTCCATTTGCTTTTAGATCAACGCCATTTATGGTTACCATGTTGTTTTTCGCATCAAGTACAATGGCACCGTTTGCAGAGGTTAATTTTCCATTTGTTTTATCAATCTGCCAGTTTCCAATTTCCCCAGTTAGCGACTTTACGCTTCCAGAAAATTCGCCTTGGTTAAAATGAACACCTGTATTGTCAATATATCCAACCTGTGTGCCACTTGCATTCAGAATGGAAAGTAACCCATTTCCGTTATTTGAACCGCCAAGTTTCAATGTACCTCCATGTGCATAGGTGAATGAAAAATACAATTCTCCATTTTCCATGTACATGCCCTTTATTGCACCGTTGTTTGTAAGCATATTGAACACTTGCTCATTTGTGTAAGCGTATTCAAGTTTTGGCATATAAATATAAGTATCATATTTTACGCTAGACCCAACTGATGATGTCAAGATTCTCAAACTGTTTAAACTATCATTTGGTAAGCTAGATAAAGTTGTTGTTACTTGCAGTCTTTGCCATTCAGTTGTAGTTTTAGCATTTAATATTGTTTTACTTCCAAGATACACATATACTTGTGTTGCAACACTAGTTTTTATCCAAAACGAAAAAGTATAATTTCCAGTAACTTTTATTGGCTTATAATTTTTCGTTCCAAATTGTGCTCCAGTTCCGTTTATTTTAATTGCATTTTTGCCGCCATCTACATCCTGAACTCCATACTCATATGTATATGCACTCTGTGTAGACCAATAATCTTTAACATTTTGTTCTGTTAGATAATAGCCTTTAATAATATTGTCCGATGTAATATCTTGGACTTGTTTTATAGCTTCTTCCTGTGCTATATCAGTAACGCTTTTATCTCCTAATGTAAACTGTGAAGCTGCTATTGTTACTGCACCAGTGGTTTTGTCAATGGAAAAAGTGGTTTTTCCATTTCCATCAACAACCCTAATTCCTTTGGCTTGCACGTATTCACCATTTACATAGACATTTCCATTTTCATCCAAGTAAATCCCCTGTGCCTTGCCGCCATTGGTAAGTTTGTTGAAAATATCGGCTTGTGTCTGTCCAGAAACTGCGGTGCTGGCAGAAGAATCTGCAATTTCCTTTACTGTTTTGCCTTGTAAGGAAAAAGTTTTTGGAGCTAGGATGACGTTTCCTTTGCTGTCGATTTCTAAGGTTACGTTCTTGTCATCATTAATGACTTTTAGCCCACGACCATTAATTCTCTCACCGGCAAGCAATCCAGCCAGAATATATTTTGCATTGATATATACTTTTCCGTCCTCGATGTAGATTCCCTGTTCTGTCCCGCCTTTTGTGAGTTTATTGAACACTTCATCCTGTCCAAGACTGGTATCGTAATTATCAATTGCATTTTTGATATCGTCTTTGTCTGCGTACTTGAAGTCAATCCAATCGGATGCAGTAAAGTCACCATTAATACGATTTACAAAAGAAGTTTTGAGAGAAGCCTTTCCTTCACTATTGGTCGTTACCCACAAGTCACCTTCGTAATATGGTGGTGTTGGCTGAATCATGTAAACAGATGATTTACCGTCTATCTTGTCCAACAATTCATTTGGTATGGACTGTGGTTGCCAGATGCCAGATTTGTATATCCACTGGGTGTTATCCGTGGTATTATGCCAAAGATCGCCTTCATGCTCTACCTTCTCAGATTCCCATACCAAAACAATTTCATTCCCGGATTCATCCAGAATCTTGTTTCCGTCAACATCACACCATGGATATTCCTCTGTTTTTGTCCATTTTACAGATGGATCGTTTGGCTGATACCAAGTCTCAATTTTCCCGTCTATCTGTGTTTTTAAAGAATTAAGAGAATCTTTAAAAACACCATTAATAAATAAGTCTAAAGAGCTATCGTCCGTATACTTTGAAGCCTTTTCCCAATCATCCACTGAATAAGAGCCGCTTGCTCTGGCAACCTTACATCTCATCAAGTCACCATTAGAGCCTTGCGTCCATAAGTCTCCAATGTCATAAGGTGGCTTTGGCTGAACGACGAATACACGCCGCTTATGATCTGCCGTATCTTGCGCTTTTTCTGCGGCGGCAAGTGCTAACGTGATATCAGTATCTTGTACCAGTTGCCACTTCCATGTTGCCCCATCTTGCATAAAACGGTAAGCATATCCTTTGGATTTCCAGTAAAATAAGTCACCCTCATGTTTCTTTCGTTCTTCGTTGGTAGTCCAACCAGAAGCCGGGATATTCTGCAAGGTTGGTTCATAGTCATAAAAAAAAGTCTCAATCTGTCCGTCGATTTGAGACTGTAAATTATTGATATCAGTTGTGTATGTATTGCTTATAAAATTATTTACTTCTTTTTCTGCTTTTTCCTTTGCAATTGCATTAACATCTTTTCCCTTGATTTGTACTGAGTCTGCATTAATAACAACCCTTCCTGTTGTTACATCAACCAGGAAAGTTGTATTTCCGTCTTTGTCAATTGCTTTAATAGTTCCTGTATTAATCCAGTCAGCATTAACGCCTGTAGCAGTAAGGATTCTGGCAATTACATCACCATCAACCGTCATACCGCCATTCCAATGTTGTCCACCATCTGTAGATACAGCCCACGCTTCTGCAGTCATTTTCCATACAATGTCAGAATCGGATAACTGCGGCTTATTATGAAGATAATAGATGTTGCTTCCGTCCGGCTGTGTTTCCACAGTAGTATATGTACCGGAAGATTCAGACAATCTTTGAGACAATTCTTCAATTGCCTTTTCTCTTGCGGTACGTTCATCTCTTAAATTCTTATTATTTTCTGCCTGTATTTGTTGATTAAGGCTATATTGTTTCTGCTTATTCCTGGATGCACTCTTAGCACTGCATTCAAGTTGCTCAAATGCGCCTGGATTCAAAGTAACAGAAGTTAGGTAGCTCTTATACTGTTTTCCGTTTCTATCGGAAATCGCAATGGTGTCACCAGCTTCCCATGCAATATTTGTTAAAGCACCAGTAGAAAACGGTCTGAATTTCATTCCAACACATCTGTCTGAAATAATCTTGCAGATTGCTTCTCCTGTTCCCTCTTGAATTAGCTTATTATCACTTATTTCGATAACGTAGCCAGATTTCCCCGACTGATATGTTTTCGCTTCATTTTGAGAAGAATTTTCAACGTATTCTGTAACCTTTACACCTGTTATTTCAAGATCATACAGCCATGGAGTAAATCCGTTTGTTTGAATTGCTGTAATCCCAGTCTGCATGATAGTAATGATTTGTTCACCAGTGGTATCTAATATGTCGTTACCTTCTACATCTTTCCATGGAGTTTCCACCAAATCATAAAAATTATCCGGGACTTCACGTTCATACCATCCAAAGCATAAGCGACCATATTCGTCACATTTCGCCCACTGGCAGCCCATCTGCGCTACCCATGCAATTACCTGTCGGAAAGTAATGCTACTATCGTCTGGTCGATTCTGAATCACAAAATCATCATTATCAAACCTTGTAGATTGAAGTGTTACTCCGCACACATTGCAAGCATCCTGGATGATTTGTAATCTTGTTGCCGGATAAGTCAGTTTACTTTCTGAATAATCGCGATCAAATAATCGCATGGAATCTTCGCAAGTTAGACTGATAATTGCTGTGTTCTGATATGGTGCATCTGTTACTGTCATGGTGCAGATACGGATTCTTTCAATACCAGTAGATAATTCAAGCCCAATATGGCAAACGACTCTCGCTCCGTCCCAGATGTAATCTGTGTACTTGCCAGAAAAGTTGTTGATTTGCAATGTCAGCTTATTTACGATAGCTGCGCCGATATCAAAAGAACCACTTTGCGATACTGCATCCTCAAATTTGAAGCCATTAGACCATAAGTCTTTGTCGGTAATGGATAATGTGCTTCCGTCCGTAAAGGTAAAATCTGCATATTTCAGATAGTTACGGTTCCCACTATTCTGTTGTTCTTTAAATTCCGTTGATAAATTTCGCATATCTTACCTCTCGATAAAATCAAAACTAAGTCCTTCCATGCGCTCATTGCCTATCCACCAACACTTAAAAGGGGATTCCCTGTCGCCAACATAAAATGTTCTGGTTTCGTGCTTATTTGCAGATAGCAAGTCTGGATATGTGACCTGTATGTACTCTGGATTTACTGCCTGTATAATTTTGCAAGCAGTGTCCCAATCTGGGCCATTCCAACCTACAGACAGCTTTCGCTTCTGTCCAACTCTGTTTTTGTGCATGGTCGTATCATCTGTTCTGCCGGATTCTGATGCCGATATATCCTGTAATCCCCATGTAAAAGAAGAAGGACAGGGCATTGCTACCCCATCCACTTTTAAAAATGCTTCTGCCATATGCTAACCCTCATGCAATCATTTTTGTTGCTTCGCTTCGGATAAATTCTTTAATTTGCTGATATCCCCATCCGCAATTAATAAGGCTACTTACAAGCATTTCCATACTCTGAACTTTCGCCAAGTCATCACCTGTGAAGAAATCTCTAAGATTCTCTTTTGCTTTTACGCCATAATCACTTTCAAGCTCTTTTGCTGTCTTTCCGAATAAATTGCGATAAATCAGATTTGTATAATTTGGATAAGCAAATCTCTTATTTGGGCTTTCTGTTATTTTCATCTTAATTGTATCTGTGAGGATATGCCGAATAACAACACCCTTGTCACGTTCAATTTGCCATTGCTGGCGTTCTGTATATAAGCGTTTTAACTCGCTTTCCATCTTGTTGAAGGCTTCAATATACTTAATTTTCCATTGTAAGGCTTTTTCACCAGTAAAGCCCATTACGAGCAAGGAAAAACCATCTCTATCCATTTCGTACATTGGATATTCTTTTCCACGGTTCTTATATGTTGTAAGTTGAAAAAATTTGGCGGCTGAATTATCAGCCACGAGATTTTCAATTGATTGTAGAACATTCTTATGTTCTTTCTCAAAAACCTCTGCAACTTTCAGACTTGTTGTAATAAGTTTCTCTTCGTATCTTTTTCCAACGATTTCTACCAGCATAAATTCATATCTCCTTTATGATTTATTTTTTGGCAACAAAAAAGCGCCTACCCCGAAAGGTAAACGCTCTAAATTTGCTTATTATGATTGTATATTATAGCATACGGTGAAAGTATCATTCAGTATACTTTGGTATCATTTCACTGTTTTTAAAACTTCCTCTAAGTACAGATATTCGAGCAACTTATATGTTCTTTTGAGATCATAATAATCATCTACTTTCTCCAAAAGTTTCTTGATTTCTTCTTTATAGTCAATCATTCCACAATTCCTCCCAACACTCTAATCAACTTCTGTTTGCGGTTATACTTCAAAATCTCGGAAATCTGCTCCATCATATCATCCATTGTCATGTTGCTCTTCATGCTATTGCAACGCTTACAAGCCAGTTGCAGATTCTTAATATCATTGGTGCCGCCCCGGGACAACGGCGTAATGTGGTCGATTGTCATTTTCTTGAATTTGACAGACTTACCGCATATCGCACATTTTCCGTTGCACTTGGCGTACACGCTCTTTTTCTGAAAGTCATTGAACTGGATTCTATTTGCCATAATATCACGCTTCCCCGATTAACTGTTTGGTAAAGAGATACATTCCCTTTAATTTTGACAGGTCTTTCAAATTGATAAGATTTTCAATGATTCTCTGTCTGTACATATACTCATCCAGAAGCACTAAGCACTCGTTGTTATCTGCGTTCAGTTCGTCAATTGTTTTCTGTAATTCAGCCTTTGTCATTTTATTTTCCTCCTGTGTATCCCTGTAAAAATCTAATTATGCGATTTCTACTCTGTATGCAATCATCATTTCTTTAATCACACTAACGTAAATCTCTTTCAGCCGCTTATTCTGCATAATCACGGACAGTTTATTAATCTGGTTAGTCTGTGCCTTGGTGCATCCTCTTTCCTCGGCTCTGGAAATCGCATTTCTAAGTTGCTGATCTAATCGGCAACCAGCCCTGTCCGATAATCTGCGGTAGATTTCGTTTCTGGCGGCGGCATATTTATTCCCGAATGAGTAAGAGAAATCATCGCTCTCGGCAATCTTTGAAATACATCTGTTTACCCACTTCTCTGTGCCAACATCGGAATCCGTTCCTTTAAAGGTATCAATGATGGTTTTCATGTTCTTCTCTTGTTGGTCGGCACGCTCCGCAAGTTTCTTCTGTTCCAGTTCAGTTTTGGCTACCTGTTGAAAAATCTGATTAAACATTTGCAGTTCCGGGGACAGTTTAGAATAATCAATTACTTGTTGTTTTACCTTTTCTTCAAGTCTAGTAAAATATTCTCTAGCTTCTTCTGCTTTTTCGCTATTACCTTTTACCGATAACTTCTTTGCAAAATGAGCAGTAATTTTGTAGTCCTTAGTAGCCTGCCCTCCCCATTCGTCATTAATGACGAATGCCCAATAATCAACGTTTTCCTCTGCAAATTCATTTCCTGTAATGTTGCTCTTGCACCATCTTGAATAATTGCTAGAATCCAATTCTAAAAAGGCATATAACTTTCTTGCAGTAGTCATTCCCTCTTCATCAATGCCAAGTGCGATTTCAATAGGTGTCCGGTTTGCTGTGTTAATTGTGATTTCGTTCATATAGAAAATCCTCCTGTTGTTAAAAAATCTATTTGCAAACAGGGGATATACAGTGTTATAATTTGCATATCCCCTGTAGGGGGTGTTGTATAAGGGACTGTTTCTTTCCTAGGGAGCCAGTTCCTTATTTTTCGCCTATTTCATCTTCTATTAGACCGATTCCTTTCATAATGGTGTCCGTTCTTGAAATTCCAAGTTCTTCTGCACATTTGTCTATGCGTCCTTTTTCTTCTTTTGTAAGACGAATATTGAGCTTTTCCTTTCTTGATTCACCATTTACAGGTGGTCTACCTGTTCTTGGGGACATTTTGTTCACCTCCTTATTTTGTCCTTGCATAATTCATTATAATTTATGGGCGTACAAAAGTCAAGAGCATTTTCTATTATTTTAGAAAACGTATCAATCAAGGTTCTCGTCATTATGACGAACACCTTTTCGCTAAAATTTTAGTAGAATTGGCTTCCACAAAATAATGGAGCCGAAATTTCGGCGGCTTATTCACTGTCGAATTTTCGACAGTGTGCGTCTCGTCTTTTAGGAAGAGTCGCAGTTAGCCGAAGTAAAATTGACTTTGGTGATTGAAGCATCCACTTTTCCGCATGAATGCGGAGTCACTAGTCATTGTGGCGAACCTAGGACAAATTGTCCGAAATGCTAACCGTCATCAAATTGATGATAGTTCAAAATATCAATCATAGAAGTAGGGTGCATCAAATTAGAAGCACCCCTATTAAAAATAAAAGGTGTCGAAATTTCTACGCCTTTTCGCCATGTATGGCTAAAACCCATATAAGCTGCGCAAATTTGTGCACCTTGTATGAATAAACAGTTTGCCATAGTAACGAAAGGTCAATTTGTCCGTTCGCTTCTCATTGCGAAAAACAGCTCCATAAATTTGTGGAACAGCTATTAACCGTCTTGAAATTCACGACAGTTTTTTACTGACGATTCGTCATTTTGATGAATCGTTATTTTTTTTCAAATTTCCTATTCCACTATTCATTTTGGAGTGGTAAAATACAGATATCATACTGATTTAGGGAGGAAAACGCATATGAAAAAATCCAAAAAGTTACTGGCAATTTTTACCATTATGTTACTGATTGTCTGTATGGCAGTTCCAGTATCGGCGGCTGGTAAAATCAACAAGAAAAAAGCCACTTTGAAAGTCGGTCAAACATTACAATTAAAAGTAACTGGAACAAAAGGAAAAGTAAAATGGACAAGTAGCAAAAAATCTGTTGCTACGGTATCTTCTAAAGGACGTGTAAAAGCGAAAAAGAAAGGTTCCGCTACAATTACCGCAAAGATTGGTAAAAAGAAATATACCTGTAAAGTTACTGTGAAAAAGGCTTCTAATGGCAATGGCGGTTTTGGTGGAAATCCAAATGCTAACAGCAGTGGTAAAAAGAATGTTGTTAGTTATCATGCAGAATCTACGCCGTATGGAGCTGTGGCAATTCTGGAAAACCATTATGACCATGCAGTTGATCTGACCGTTGAATTTATCTATTATCTGAATGGAACAATGGTCGGAGTTGATAAGGATTATAATTTTGCGTTTGCAGCACATTCAAAATGTGCACTTCAAGGCTGGAATTCTGATAAAACGTGGGATTCTTTTAAAATCAATTTGAATATTAAGAAAGCATCTTCAAGTGTTATAACAAATAACTCGGGAATTCATTATTCAGCCAATTTTGGAAATAGAAATGTAGTGGTAAAAGTAGATAACAATGGACGGAAAAATGCGTTTACCACTATTGCAATTGTATTTTATAAAAATGGTAGGATAGTGGGGTATGATGATCGTAATGCTGATGTAAAAAATCCAGGATCGACAGCTTATCTCGAATTTGATTTTCCATTTGATAGGAATTTCGAGGATATCATACCAGATAAATTTGAAGTATATGTAAATGATTCGTATACATATAGCTGGATGAATTAAGATAAAAGGCTAGGGAGAAATCCCTAGCCCTAATCTTATCAGTTAATGTATTCAACATCTATGCTTGGCAATGTTACTTGTTTCCCAAGAAGTGTTGTAGAATTTAATGTTCCGCTACAAGTTCCGTATACGGTTACCCAATCTCCTTCTAGGTAATGTGTTTCGCCATCCTCATAGCTATATGAACAATCCCATTTATTACCGTTTCCGTCAACAATATACAACGTATATCCACCGAATATTCCTTCTAATGACTGATCTATTGTTCCAGAGACAACACAATGTTTTTTATCGTAACTGTCTGGATTTCTCAATATATCATTATAATCTAACGTCTGGCAAAGTGCCTTGTATTCGTCCTCTGAAACTTCTTTTGAATTAGCAACTTCTTCTGTCACTACAAAATACTGCGATAAACTATCATCTGAAGCATCCTTTTTATAGCTTTTAGCTTCATCACCTTTTGCAAATACCATACAATTCTCTAAATTTATGGAATCTCCCATAAATCCCCATGAATCTACATTTGATACTGTTCCAAGAATAGCAACCACATCATCATCTTTAAGACCGCTTTCATATTTTGCATACAATTTACTATCAGATACATTAAAATTACTCATCATGTATTTATCACCAATAGTAACTTGCACCTTATTGTCTTTAATCTCACTTATTGTTGCTACAGTATAAATTTTAGCTCCGCTCATATTGACTGCATATTTATATAAATCGCTGTCAGTGATATAAGAATATTCACCAGAATTAAATGTTTGTAATTCATCATCAAAAGTAATTGGAGCCACATTCTGTTTTTTCTCTTCTGCTGTAGGAGTTGCTTTTCTTTCGTAACTACTGGATTTTTCCGTCTGTGTTTTGGATGTATCTGCTGTTTTCTCTGTTTTAGATGAATACCAGCCAATTAGAATAAACACAAGGCAGATAAAACCAAAATAGTTTGCGCATCCCCCTTTTTTCTTTTTCTTGGTAGCTGTCGTCTGTGTTGTGTACTGTGGTTTTGGTGCAGAATATGTTTTAGGTTTTTCGATATTCTCAATAGTTGTTCTGGTCTTGTTTGCTTCGCCCCTGTCGCAATTATCCATTACACTCTTTTCTAGCATATACCATTCAACAACATACTGTTTCTTGAAATACCTCTCCGCAATCTCTGTTGTAAATTCCTTTGCCTGTTCATATGCGGAAGAACCTGTTGATAAGCAAATTTTGAAAGGCTTTGCATATTTCGGAATTGAAAAAGCAACTTTCAACTGTACTCTCCCTAAATCGTCTGGTTCTTCCTTATCATAATTCAATACAAAATCCATAGGATTTGCTTCAAGTAACAAATTTCCTTTGTAGTAAACCTCAATATTCGCTTTTGAAGCCTTGATTCTCATAGAATCCAACATCTCAATGTCGTATTCCTTTTGCTTTTGTGGCGGTTCCTGTGTTACATTTCCCTGTGTTATCGGGAATCCACAGTTCGGGCAGCTTGCCGCTTTATCACTTATTTCCTTGCCGCATTCTGGACATTTAATCAGTGCCATAAATATCCCCCTCCTTAGTATGATACCCATATTGTACCACTTTGGGACGCATTCTGAAAGTCCTATTTCGCTTTTCTATCAATTTCCGCAGTCACAGCAAACAAAAGAGCTTCGGCAAATTTTGCGCCGACCGAATCGGAGTATTTATCGTGAATCTGATTTGCTTCCATGGTGAGATTTTCCCACTTGGGAATATCGTCCTTTGAGATAAAGGCGTACTTCTTGTGGAGATTCCATATTTCCTGCCAGATTGAAAAGTAAGTCTGCTTAAAGTCCATCAGCGTAAAGCACTCCATGATACTTCACAAATCTGTACTCTTGCTGAATTTCCGGGTACCTGTTCCGATCTACTTTTCCGTAGAACATTTTTGATGGTCTGGCATATAATTTCTTACCACCGTACAATGCCCTGTATATCACCAGGGCTTCTCCTGTTTCCGTATGTTGAGCGAATCCAACAATCTTATACAAATACTCGTTGTTGCGTGGCTCCTTGATGGTTTCTCTCTTAAAGTGTTGTACAATATCTCCTGGTTCAAATAATGGTCTGTTCATTATATTTTCACATCTCCTTTTCGTTAATACCACTTCTCCTTCAGTTGATTAATCGGCGTGCCGGCAACTCCGGCGCTTTCTACGCTGTCTGTTGCCTTGAAAAATGCATTCGGAATTTGTGGATACATAAACTCAAACATGAGATAATTTGCTGCATCGCAAAGATATTCTGTGTTCCCAGTCTCACGATACTTTTTGATGCACATATCGTGGGATTCCAAGGCGTTTACCAACTTCTCACCGAAATTATCCTTTGCTGTGCCATATTTGTAAAAGCTTACCTCACACCTGTTCTGGCGTAATTCATCGAAACGGTCTGAATATTCTGTTCGAAGTTCTGTTCCTATTTGACTCATATGTTTTAATTCTCCACAATTAATTAATTTCTTTGCTCAAAAATCAATTTTCTTGGCTTGCGCCTATATTTTATCTGGCGAGAAGTTTTGAAACGGATTTGATTATTTTATCGCAGTAATTCTTTGTCAATAATCTGGAAGTTTGCCCTGTGTATATAAAGAGCTTTTCCGTCAATCATTAACTTTGTCATTTTAGGTAGATCGTCCGGGATTTTCCAGAACACTTCGTTACCAGAATATGCGGCTATTGGCTGTCCAAGTTGAGACTTGATTACTACAACCCTGGATTTCCCGAAATAATTTTTATAATAATTCACAATCCCGGCTATGTATGTGTTCTCTGAAATCTTCCCAGTTGAATGGCTAATTATATCCTCCTGGGTAAAATCAACCTCTGGCTTCAATCCTTTTTGCTCAAAAATACAAGTATCACCACAGCTTTCAATTTCTTTACCGTCAATCAGAATTGTAATGACAGAAGATACATCATAGCTGGTTGTTTCATTACCCTCACTATCGTAGCCCTTGGATTTGGTTTTATTCCCGGCAATGTTGATCTTGTCCCCAGTGGTAGTCATAACCTTCTGGCCGTAGTTATCATAGGTATAGATTGTGTAGCTGTTTCCAGAAAGATTTCCTTTCACGTCATTCATGTAATCGTCATTCGCTGCACAGCCTGTTAGACCTGTGATAATGCAAATACAGATAATGGTTGCCAATAGTGCTTTGATTCTTTTCATAGTGTGTCCTCCCTGTCCTCAACTTTCATTAACAAATTTTTCCGTATGTAGCCAGACATGAAATGCGAATAATGGTGATCTGTGTACTCACTAAATGAAGTGCCGAAATATTCATCAATCACTTTCATGTATGTTTCAATCTCAACATTCTGGAAGTAATCTGGATTTGGCCCGAATCCAAACTTGTCCAGGATATTATCCAAAGCGTCTTGATTGATTTTTATGTGTGGCTTCCTGGTTCGTTCTTCGTACCTCTTGAAGAAATATTTTGATATTACCAGGAAGCGGTTGGTTGTATATGGGCTTGTCGTATATCCTAGTTCTTCAATCCGTACTGAAACCTGGTTCTTGAATGCAGACCAGTTAAAAGATTTACGGTCTATTGGAGTATATTGGATGTTCTCCTCGGTCAACATATTTTTGATATGTTGAGAATTGAACCACTCGTTAGAGTGGTATGCATTTTTCTTTTCTTTTTTTAACTCCGTAGGAGATGTAGTATCTGATATAGTATTTTCTGAATGATAATTTTTGTTAGTATTCTCTGGTAATGCTTCACCCGAACTGTCTTTGTGCATTTCGTCATTTTGTCTATGCCTTTTGTCATTCTGTCCAGATGCACATTGGCTATTTGTCTTTTGGTTTTCCTTTACTATACCATTTAATATGTTTTCAAGAACATCTTCATTAATGGAATACCATTTTGTACGGTCTCTTTGGTCTTTATTATAATTTCCAGTGATAACAATTCCGGAAGAAATTAAACTTTTAAAAGCTCTTTCTATAGTTTTTGTAGACCACCATGGGAAATTATTCTTTTGCCATTCTTCCATCGTGTTAAAAGTCCAATATCTTCCATCATAATAATTTCTTTGCAATTTTTCATTTATTTCAAGCCAGTAATAAATTTGGCGTAAAACAATGGCTTCATTTAGCCCTAATTTTACTGCTAAATCTGGTTTGATGATAACGCTTTCTTTGCTGGATAAAAAAAGATCTGATAATTTACCTTTCATATTAGATAACCTCCTTGTTGGTCGCAGGCACTCTCCGTATTGTGCCAGAATCCTTGATTTATAAAAACAGTGGACAGGCGTATCAAGGTTTACGCTTTTCGGGAGCTACCCTAGCCCACTGGTTTTACCGAAATTATTTGTTTCTGCTCTTATTCATCATGTCACGCATGGTGCCGAGAATAAACTCATATGTTGCCCGGTAATCATTGTGTCTCCCATTTGCCATTGCGCCTTTTAATTCTTCAAGCATCTCCACAAAAGAACCGATGTCTTGAAATTCTACATTGTAATCAATAAAAAGATAATTTGTGTTATTGATATCAGCAATTCTATTTATATACTCTTTGATTCCTCTTTTTTTCATCAATCCTGGCGCAACCATATTTTTATGGTCGACATATACGAAACGCTGATATTTTGAAAATGGGCTTTTTATAGCACAAATATAATTTTCCATCTTTTTTTCTCCCAGAATTTAAGCTACTTCCAAATAAGCAATATCCTTGAACATTTCCAGACGCTTTTTGCAGTCCTTGTAAATGTCTTTGTAATGCTTGTTTTCGTCAATACCAGCCTGTATACAATGAAGAATAATATTTTCCGCAACAGTAAGGTTACTTAACTGCTGTGCGGTTGCATTGTCCCTTCCAGAAACTCCGCATATTTTATTTGCTAATTTTGTATATATAATATACATTTTGTCGGAATGTTCAGAACCTTGTAGTTTTGCGTATTCAACAAGGCTTTTCAAGACATCTGTTTCGGCTTTTCTGGTGAGCTTTCCTTGTTCTCTGGTTTGAATCCAGTTTTTACTTTGGCGTTCAAAAATAAACTGCTGCATTAAATAAAACTGTCTGACAAGTTCTTTCTTAAAATTTCGTGTAATTTCACTATTTCTCAAATAAGTCATAAGAAGAGTAGCTTGTTGCTGATTTAAAATGTAAACTTTTTCTTTTTGACCGCTAGACAAAGGTTCCATTTCAAATCGAACCTTTCCAAAATCTTCAAAATCGCTTAAATACTTCTGTATAACAGCGGTTATCGAATGATGTTTATTGTTTGTCCCAACAGCTATTATTTTACTGCTTGTGAACACTTGATTATTCCTTACGCTTACAATTTCCATATGTTCTCCTTTCTTTCGCAACTGTATATGCAGGCAGGATAAAATAAAAAAGAGCCGCCAAGTAAGATAAAAATTCCTCAAAATCGAGAAATATTAATTTCTTCTTAGCGGCTCAAAAAATCAAGACCGTGTGTACTTCTTCATTGAAGAAATTATACCACACAATCAGTCAAAAATCAATATGCCGGGGACGGTTTGAAACGGCTATCGGTGTCATTCTGGGCTTTTGTTACTGCTTTCGCAATCTCGCTTCCGTCAAGAATAATACTGTTCATAATGTACTGCGGATTCTTGTTTCCACTGTTCATACTCATTGCCATTGCAACTCCCTGTGCTACTGCTTTTGTCATTTCTTCTTTTGTAAGTCCCATGCTTCCGCCCGAACTAGAAACAATGCTGTCTGCGATCTTCTTCATGGTTCGTGGATTTTCCAGCGGAAGAACAGCTTCAGAACCAGCTTCACCGATACCAATTACCTGTGCGCCGTTGAAAAGGCCACCTTTGGCGTACCAATCAACACTAGAGTTCCATCTCCATTTGTGGGTATTACCCTCTTGCCAGTTAGTATAATTCATTTGCAAATGTGGCGTTTTTATATGAACAGATTCTATTCCACGTTTAAAATCATTCATCGCATTTAGCCCAACAGAATAGAGTCCCGAAAAATTTCCATTAATAGTTTTTCTGATTGAAGAAAAAACTCTTGCAACAGACGACATATTATTTTCGGCATAAGTAAGCATTTTGCCAGTTTCCGTATCAACTTTTCCAGAAGCTTTTTCCCAAATCTGGTTTGTATTGATAAGAACAGAAGACCAATAACTTTGAATGGTTGTCATAACTTTACCCATTACATCTTTTGTATCGGTGTCCATGGTTCCGAGGGCTGTCGATACAGCACTTGCAGAATTTCCCCAATTGGTTTTAGAGTTGGTTTCAACATCATCATTTGTGTTCTTTATCTTTGACCAAATAGAAGGCATTGTGTTTTCTGTGCTTTTTTTCATCCCAGCCATTGCAGTGCTTACGGCAGTGTTAGCAAGTCCAAAACCAGTTTTTGTCTTGGATGATACGGAGCTAGAAGCATTTGCAACAGCGGTAGTAATACCTCCCACTGCTGTTTTCACAGATGTATTCATTCCATCGAAAGAATTCTTTGCACTTGTTTCCATTGTAACAACTGCATCTGGAAAATCTTTTCTGAGTTTTTCATCTAATTCATCTAACGGAACGCCAGCATTTTTTAATGACGTATAAACTGCGTCTAGTGCTTCTTCTGTATTAGCATATGTTCTTCCAGATATTGCACTATCAAGAGCATCTTTAGCAGTTAAGTAGTCTCCACTAAATTGCTCGGAACTAAGACTTAAAAGATAAAGTTCGTCTTTCAAATCAGATATACTGATTTTGGTTGTGTCAAATTTTCCAGCTGATTCAGATACACCATCTCCAAGGGCTACAGCTTTATCAGTCATATCTTCCAAAAATCCAGTTGATACACCCGCCTGTGCGCCGTATTTCTCGAGAATTTTTTTTGCATCTTCGGTTGATACGCCGAATTCTCCAAGTTTCTGAATGAAACTATCGTACATTTCAGAATTTGATTTTCCAGCACTTTCATCTGCTTCAATTAACTTCCAAAGCTCTTTTGCTTGATCTTGCGTTATCTTATGAGCACTTTCCATCTCACCTGTATAATCATGGAGATAACCACCTGTTTGTGATAGAATTCCATTTCCACCTTGCGCAGCTTCTGTAATACTTGCAATTCCTTTAGCAAGTTTAACAGATAATGCCGTTGCAACAAATACAATCCCAGCGGTTCCAAATATAGTACCAAGCGTTGAAGAAAATGAAGATAATCCACCTGTAGCCGCCGTTTCCGCTGCTCCACCAATATCACCGATGATAGTAGGAAGAGAAGATGCGGTATCAAAAGGGAAATTCAAAAGTTTTGATGCTAATGAACCGATTCCGTTAGCAAAGGAAAAGATTTTGGTGGCAATATCCTTGGCTATTTTGATTGTAAACAATGTTCCAAATGCTGCACCAACTTGTTTTATAAATTCTGGATCAATTCCACTTAATTTTTCAGCCAGCCAATTAATTGCATTTGCAATACCGTTAATTAAGTCCGCTCCGATATTAATTATTCCTTCAAGCCCGGTAATCAACGCATCTGCAAATCCCTCTGCAAATGGTTGGAATGCAGACCATAAATTTCCAAGAGCAGTTCCAACAGCATTCCAATCAACCTTATCAATAAAATTCTGTATTGAGGTTTTTACACGGTCAATACTGCTCCAAATCCAATTCCAATCAACATCAATAATCCCAAAATTATCAAGTGCGGTTACAATTCCGGCTAATCCAAGTGCCATCGACGCATAAGGATGTTTTGCCAATAAAGCAAGTCCTTTTCCTAATGGGCTGTCTTTTCCAATGATTCCACCAATAAAGGTTAATCCTTTGAATCCAAGGATTGCAATGGAGATTTGTCCAAGTCCTTTTCCAATTGCCTGTGCAGTTTCCGGGCTGATATTTTTTATTGCATCAGCAATAGAGTTTAATCCTCCAGGAAGTGTTGTATTGATGAAATTTTCTCCAACATCAAGTAAATCTTTGAAGAAGTCAACAATTCCCTGCCCAACATTTTGTGCGAATGGCGCAAGTGCATCCCAGAAGTTCTTCAATGCCGAATTAAGTTCGTCCCAGTGAATGTTGTTTCCGAAATTTGTTAATGCGTCAACAAGTTCCGGAATTGCACTATTCATTGTCCATGTACCTACCGGCACTAAGAATTTCTCATAGAAATCCATAAGACCAGTCCAAACAAATTTTGTTGGCTTTTGAAGCATTGTAAAGAAACCGGAAAGCGAGCTATTCAGTTTACCCCAATTGATTTTATTTAGTAAATCATTCGTAATATTAAAGAATCGAGGAAGCCCGGAATTGTCAGATAACATCCATAATCCAATTGGTTTCAGATAATTATTCCACAAATCTTTCAGAGCTGTAATAGAGAAGTTTCCAAGCTTGCTAAGACCTTCATCATAAAGTTTCTTGATTGATGCAGTTGTTGGTTTAGTCGCTTTACGAATTTTTTTAAATACAGCTACAATCTGATCAGCGGTATCATTTGCCTTATTATTCATTTCTTCAAAAGCTTTATCCCATGCAGCTTGATACTCTGACAGGGCTTTATCTAATGCAGCATCTAGTTCTGGAAGATGTGTACTTCCACCGCCACCACTTCCAGAAGAACCGGAAGCGGTGGATGTTTTTGCATCATTCAGCTGATTCAATTCATCAAAAGAAAGAACAGATAAGGATTTTTTTAATTTCTTCGCATTGTCATTTGTTTTGTCAAGCCCGGAAGCTGCATCTTCTGTACTATCTGCAATACTTCCCATATCAACTGCGGCACTTCCTGTGGAAGCAACATAATCGGACATTTTGATACCCAAAAGTCTTCCAACCCACGAAAAAGCTCTCTGAATTGCAATAACAAAGGCGTTCATATATGGAAGAACCTTTGAGATAATTGGAATGAATAATGAACCGATAGTTCTTGAAAGTGCTGAAAAATTAGATTGCAGTAATCTTAATTGGTTTGCCGGCTGATTTATCGTATTAGCCAGGTCACCCCATGCATACTTTGAACTATTCAAGATTGTTATAGTTCTCAGAATAGCCTTGTCCGATTGGCTTAGACTTGATACAGTAGCGTCAATTCCAAGGTTATAAAGTTCCTGTTGTAAATTTGCTACACGGATATTAATACCATATTTATCAAGTGCTCTGCTCATTCCGGCTATGCCAGAAGCCATATCATTCCAAACATCGTTGAATTCAAGATTTTTTACAGAAGCAAGGTCTGCTCCGATTTCTGTTAAAGCTTGTGAAACCTTGGTTGATGCATCTGCTGTTGCCCCCATTGATGATGCCATCTGTGCATAAGTAGCTTGATAGTTCATCGTTTGGTTTGGATCAAGTCCGAGGCTCGTGCCTTTTGTTCTAGTCAGATCACCTGCATCTGATACTTCAAATCCAGTCATTTTTTTTGTCAGTTCTTTTGCACGTTTTTCAAAAGAACCCACATATTCCTCTGCGGATTTTACTCCTGCATTCTGCCACTTGCTCACGTCCAATCCGTCTGTAACTTGTTCGAATGCAGAATTGAAATAGTTCAATGTTTCAACATAATCAGATGCGGACTTTACAGAATTCCAAAGTGCTTTAATTCCTCTTGTCACAGTAAAAAATTTTGCATATAAACTAGCAAGCTGTGAAGTTAATGAGCCAGTCTTTCTTGTGGTTACAGTTGCGGTATTTCCAAAATTAGCTAGTGCAGAGCTTGCAGAGCCAATCATGGAAGATAATTTTCTTCCTGCATTTCCAAGTCCATTTGCGGCATTTGATAATCTCGAAAATGAATTCGTAATAGAATTTGTGGCTTTATTTATTTTCTCACTTGCAGTAGCTAACTGTGCCAAAGCTTCTGTCATTCTTACTGTGTTTTCGTTGATTTTTGGTGCGGTTTTCATTACATTGAAGAATGACAATACTTCATTTGCTAGTGTTCCAAGTTGTCCAGAAGATTGAGAAATTTTACCGCCAGCACTTGCCAATTGTGCAATTGACTGAACAAACCTATTTACGGAATCTGAAATTCCATCAACACCAATAAAGCTTTCTGTGATAAATTTCAAGCTACTTCCCAATGCAGGTAATTCAGCGGATACATTCGCAATATATTCACCGGAATTGGCTAGTCTAGCCATTGAATTAACAAAACGATTAACACTTGCAGATACATCCGGTATTGCCGATAATCCAGATAACTGAGTGATTATCTCGCCAAGTTTCATAGAATTAAAATTACTAATATCTACCTGGCTAAATCTGCTAATGGAATTAATGATTGCGTTCAAACCGGAAGCTTTATAATTAACAGTTCCCATGGCTCTTAAAGAATCTGAAAACTGTTTCATTCCATCGGCAATGCTTGTCATTTGCCCTGCATCAATTTCTTTAAGTTTTCCGGTAACTGCATCTTTAATTCCTGTAGTATCTACATCCAGAGTGACTTTTACAGCGTTATATTTCAGTTCAGCAACTTTATTGATTGCCTTCTGAATATCCATTGTTATCTTATCCGTATTGATTTTTACATCAATAGGGAGCTGACCGTCCGTACCTTTTAATGCGTCATTAAGTCTTGTTTTTACCTGTTCAGCGAGCTGCTGAGTGGAATCGACAGCCATTCCCCATACTTTGTCCGATGCTTTTGAAGCGTTTTCTCCATAAAGCGATTCTATTGATACTGGCTTTATTGATTCTCTAACTTTTTTGATATTTTCAAGTATGGTAATCAGCTGATCTGCTGCATTTATAGTATCTCTTGGTACAAGAGTTGGGAATCTATCTGCTAATTCTTGCCAGGATTTGTCAAGTGTAATGCCTTTGGTTGCATCTGTAACAACCTTATTCAGATTGTTTTTCAGAATCTCAGAAAATTCGCCTTTACCAAGGTCGGCTTTTAGCATATCGGAAACATAGATTTTCTTGTTTTTGAAGTAATTATTGAAATCAATCCATTCTTGTTCTGCTCCATCTAAGTAGCTTCCAAGATTGGCTTTTACTACACTTCCGCTTTTAAGAATCGTATTTCCAATTTCTTCAACAATGCTTCCAACATTTCCAGAGATTTCTTTCCCATCAAAAGACTGTGCCATTTCTTTTGCAAGTTCGTTCATTTGAGATCGAACTTTTGAAGCAGCACCGCCTTTTAAGTTAAAGACTTCAATCAATTGCTTTGAAATGGAAGAGGTGTCAATTTTAATATCACGTACTGTTTTATCAATGGCGTATTGCAGTTTTTGTGTTTGATCTCCACCCTTGATATCCAAATCAATACTAATCTTTTGATTCTGAAGATTGCTAAGGTTGATTTTACTAAGTGTGTTTAATTTTGAAATAGCACTATCAAGCCCAGAAGTACGAACATTGCCTAGAGAATTAAAGGCAGACGTAACATTCCCAAGTTCCCTTGCATAGCTACGCAGTCCGTTTGTATTTACTCCGCTTAATGCGGAATTTACTTTTGTGAGTTTATTTGAAAGATTAGTCAGTGCACGTACTGCTTTTTCTGTACTACTGCTAATTTGTATATCAAGGGTATCAATGGTATTGTCAGCCATTTTATTTATCCCTCCTTTTTTTACAAAAAAATAAAGGGCAGACAAGACTTATTCATCCTGCCTGCCCTTTTCATGGTTAAGCTCAAAGTTCGCCTGCATGAGTTGCAAGCTTGCCAAAAGTGCGTTTCTCTGTTTTTTCTTTTCTTCTTCGGAAAGTATGCCCTCCTGTTTACGCTTTTCTTCCTCTGCTGATTCCAGTAAAGGTTTCTTCAAATACTCTGCTTTGGATTTTTTCCCCATTAAAGCATTTGCAACAGCTGTGAATGTGGCTGATGTTTCATAAATGCCAGCTTGCCAGAGTTCAGCGTCTTTCCTTTTTTGGCGTATCTTTTCAGCTTCTAGATAAGGTTTTAATTCAGCTGGCGTAGAATCCATAAATTCTTCTTTAGATACACCAATAGAGAGGTATAAAGGAAGAATCTCTTGGTAAACAGCTTCTCGAAAAGTTAATTTTTCTTTTTGTGATCCTGCGGAAGCTTCGTTGCATTCTTCTCCACTGCCTGTGCTTCTGCTACTGCATTCAGCAGACCGGATAAAAAACCATTTTTCTCCAATTCTTTATCGAGAAGTTGGTATAAATCAAATCCGCTTTTCGGATTTTCCTCAGTTCCTTCATCTTCGTAATCATCCAAAAGGTCACAGACTTTATTAAGAACAGCTTCTTTTTCAGAATCACTTTCATACCCAAACTCTTCCTTGTGCTTCTTTTGAAGTCCAGCAAGAAGCAGTTCCGGGAGAAGAGAAATCATCTTCTGAAGGCTTCTCTCTTTTCCATCTGTAATCCCCTGCACCTTATCCAGCACATCTGTTTTTGTAAGAAGTCCGTATCCAAATACAACCTTATATTCTTTTCCATGTACATTAAAAGTTACCATTTTATAATCCTCCCATTAAAAACATCATTCTGATTTTGTAAGAGCAACTTTTGTTTCAAGTCCCTTGTAATCTGTGATAATAAGGGAAATAGACATTGTTGCAGCTTCATTCTGTCCAACTTCTGGAAGTGGAATCTCACGTCCACACTCAGCTGTAACAAAGAATGCATCTGCCATATCCGGGAAAACAACCTCAAACCATGTTGCAAGTCCAGTTTCTTTTGCTGTCTTAGATGCACTATAAAGTTCCTTAATCTGCTTAACAGATTTATCTGGATCCATGATAAATTCGATTTCCCATGTACCACCAGTATCCTGTCTACCAGCTGCATATTTTGTGATATAATCTTCCAATGCTGATACGTCAATCTGCTCTGTATCAAGTGAAATTCCACCAATAGAGCTTGCAAGCTCAAGTTGCTTAAAAGTTGTAGGCTTTACGCCTTTTTCGGTTTCAACTCCATAACCAAAAGTCACGCCTAATGTTGTTAAACGGCTCATTATTTCTCCTTTCTACCTTTAACTCTTTAAGGTCAGCAATTTTTTTCAAACAAAAAATCGGTAATATGCACGTAACCCTGTGCCGGGAGATAGCGGATCACCGCCTTTCTACTCTTCTTTTCCAGACTGCTTAATAAGCTGATTTACATAAGTACTTAATCCAGCAACGATAATTCCTTGTGTAATTGCAGTAAACAGTGCCATCGCAACTTCCTGTGAACCGGAAACTGTAGATGTTGCAAAAACATAAAGACCGCAAATTAACATGCCGAGAATTCCTAAAATCATCGGAATAAATTTGTCAGAAATATTTTCTGATTTTTTAATCATTACCCCGATAAAATAAAGAACTACAACGACAATAAGTAATTCTGGCTTTACATAACTTAAAATCTGATCCATAATCTCACCTCGCTTTCGTTTTAGGCATAAAAAAAGAACGTCTATGCGTTCATTGGTTTTAAAGTAATTTTCCTGTATATATCCGGCTGTATCGACTCACAAGCTTTTTGATTCCACTGTCACCAAAAAACATAGGTTCCGGTCCGTATGTACGGCGGAATCCCATGCTTACCATAGCTTTGTGACTTATCTTGTCCAATTCATACACTCTGGTTAGTGCTTTGCTCCCAGATGTGAAGCAATTTACTTGAAACGATGGCATTGTTGCGCATTCATCCCCTTCAAGGTCACCTCTTGTAATTGGATTCCCAAGCATATAAAGCTGTGCATATGCTTTTTTACCGGAAGCATTTGTTTCACTGCCATCCATGGAATAATTGTCTGCGCCAGTAATCTTAGAAACAGCCGCTCCCCATCTTGAAAAAACTTCTAATACAGGAGATTCTATTGTGTCTGGCATATCTGTCACCTCACAATAAAAAAATGCACTCACCTTTATAGTGAACGCATTGCATTTTATACTACAATTTAACACTGTAATGATAACATAATTGTTTAGTATCATTCAGTATATTATGGTATCTTCTTTAAGAAGAGAACACCTCTTTGGCAATTTTACGGATATTCTGAATGATTTCTACACTGGCTTTATACATTGGCATTGTAGCTTCTGTACCGTAAGAACGTACCCATTCGCCAGAATCGGCATAATAAACCCACGATTCATTCTTTCCTTTTCCCTGTCCGTAAGAACCGATTGTATAACCAAATTCTTCTCCTTTTGGATGTGGACTGGAACCGGCTGAACCATTGTAGTGAATACCTGCGCCGAATTCTATAAATAAAAGGTTTATTCCTTCACATATTAAGTGTGCTTCCGCATAATCTCCAAAACTGTTAATTTTGATATAAGTATTATGGCTCTTATCGGAATCGCCTTGTGCTGCCAAAATATTTTGGTCAATAACTGGAATCCCTAATTCACATAATCTTTTTATGAAAATTTCATTTTTGTTCCTTAAAGAATTTTGATAATTTCTTATTTCATTAATAGCTTTTTGGATTGATTTCTGCGATAAGGTACACTTTATTGTCTTACCCATCCTCATTTCCTCTCTTGGAAATTCCGTATCTGGCAATATTGCCTTTTTGTGTGTCTAAAATCTTCTTTAGTGTGTAGTCTGGCAATACTGTGGGCTCTCCATTTTCATTTAAAATAAGGCTTCCGTCCTCTCTTATTTGTGGGATTCTATCTATCCAAAATATGTCCGCTTCCTGTGGATGAAAATTTCGATTAAAGCTTGTAATGTACCTATCATAATCTGGCACTATTCCGGCTGCGATTTCTTCCGGCGTTCCGGCTGTGGATGATACGGAAAAATAGTATAAAACTGGCTTCTCATAAACTTTAATACGGTCTAATCCTTGTGTTTTCTCGGATATTCGTGACCAATATACCTTTTGCTTTTGACGGACTAATCCTCTCATATTTCCTCTCTTTCTTAAATTTGGTTGCTTAACTAAAGCCCTTTTTAGCTAATTAGTAAAATTTTTAAGTTGACTTGATATAAATGTCGCCATTCTTATTGCACCATTTTCATTTGGGTGAATAAAATTTTCATCTTCATTTTGACAATAATTAGAAATGTTATATTTATTCCACCCGCACGCCGTCGTAAGGTCAATATACGGCATTCCATAATATTCACATCTGTCTATTATTGCATTCGCAAAATCTCTAATAGTATTTCCATTTGAATTAACCATTCCGTCTTCACTTCCGGCTTTATTAAAAAATGATTCACTGTTTTTCCTTTTTCCTATAACTGGTGTTATAAAAACAATTCGCTTTTGTGGGAATTTAGTCATAAGAGAAGGAATTAGTAAATTTAATCCACCATAAAAAGTACCAGTAAAAGACGAATCTTTATCGTCTGTATTTACATCTGTTGGTTTTCCTATGACTCTATCTTGTCCAAAATCATTTGTTCCACCCATTACGGTTAAAATATCAAAATCTTCTGTTAAGGTATCAATATAATCTGTACAAGCCAATCTCATCAATCTATCGCCAGGATATCCATGTTTAATAACTTTATAAAATCCACATTCATTTTTTACATATGGTTGCCATTTTCCTTGTGCTGTTATGCTATCGCCATACGTCATTAAGATTTTTCCATTAAACATTTTATTGATATTTGGTATTGATGTTTCAAATGGTATGAATGATAGTCTATCTTTACCAGCAATAAAATCTATCTTAGTTTTTTCACCAAAAATCAAAAATGATGTAAATACAGATGTCGGGCCGCTAATTCTAATGTAATTTACATTAATATTATTGCTGATGATACTAGCAACATTGTTATAAAATATATTGCCAGTAATATATCGCTTATTTTTATCATAAAAAGCATAATATATATTTCCTGCTTTTGAAAATACATTTGAGCTATTCAAAGCATAGCAATAATATTCAATAGATGGGTTAGTTTTAATAAAATCAGAGCAGCACCAATCAGTATACGCAGTTTCTTCACCAGTAGTTTGATTGATGTAATAATTTTGTTTGATTTTTCCATCGAACAAATTTACTGATTGAATTATTTTATTGTCTAAATCTTCCTTTAGCGAACCAATAGCTTCTCCAGTTGCTTTTGCTTCTGCAAGCCCACCTTCTATAGTCAATGTAGTGTCTGGTTGTGATACACTCTGAATGTCCTTAATAGCTTGTTCTTTTGCAGAATTTACATTTTGAACAGCTTCCGCAGATGTGTTTTTAGTAAGCTCCAAAAGCTGATTTATAACATCTTTTTCTTCCTGTCCTATCTGTGGTTGATCAATCTCGATACCCTCTAGCACTGGTACTTCCGCTATTGCGGTATTCCATTCAACACTAATATTTGAATCGGAATCCGTTTTAACAGCGCAAACAATAAAACGTACCGTTCCCATATACCTTGCTGCATTTCTTCCAATCAACCAAGAAAAAGTTACATTTTCGCCATCTACAGCTACATCATCACAAATGTATTGGTCTTTGATAGAAACATTAAAATCCACACTGCTTACGTTTTCAAAGTTAATTCTGACTGAAAATTTGGATAAATCAAGATTATCTCCTACAATTTTGGGACATGAAAATTTAATACGTTCTGCATTCTTGTCAGATTGTACACCACCAACTACGATTGTAGAGGGCACGAAAATAGCCCTTGTCTTAGCGTCAATTGTGCATATATCGGATTCTTCAGAAAGCAAATTAACATCTTCTTTTGTGTCCATAAGTAAATCAAGTGCTGTTGCCATGTTCTACCCCCTTTGTGATACTTTGGTTTTACCAGTAGTTATAATGTATTTTCCGTTATCTTTCACTCCGGTGACAGATACAGAAAAATAATCCCAAGTAAGGGCTTCCGGCGGAATTTCACATTGATTGTTCTTCAGTATTACTGGGTATTCTTTTTCCATTCTCCAAAATGAAGCAGCTATTTTACATCCGTTCCACTCTTGAGAAAAGATAAACAATGCTTTAAGATATCCAGTCGTGCCCTTTACCAGCCCAGAGAAATCACACTTGGGATCTGGATAAATCCTTTGATTATTTACAATAAATCTTAATACTCTCATGCAATCATCCTTTCCATTCCAACAGGCGAAACGTATGTAAATTGGTTTCCCAAAACATCTCTGGCTGTGCCAATAACAAACTGTCCGTAGTCTGCCAGAATATTGCATACAAATTCCTCTGCATCCACCCAATATCGTTTCTTGACCATGCGGTGAAGCTCTGACAGTAAACCATAGCTGAACATTACACAATGCCCTAATTCATGAATAAATACACGATTTAGAAGTTCTCCATGTAGGTTGTTCGCAATCGAAATAATATGGGTGGAATAATCCGATACTCCAAGTGTTCTGCTTCCTGTGCGGTCAATCAAAACATTATCATTGGAAGAAACAAAGCGAACTCTCCATAAGTCCCCGTTCATATAGAATTGTTTCAGCATGGTTTCTCACCATCCTTTCTACGAAAAAAGCCCCTGCCGCATTAATTTGCGACAAGGACTTAATTCATTTATTGCTTTAGTTCATCTGCTGTACAAGACGTGTCAGGTCAGCTTTCATTGACTGTCTGAGCGTTGCATCTGCATCAGACCACATTTCCGTGAGATTACGGATAATGTCAGATGTGTACTCCTTCATGGAATCGTCCATTTTTCTTTTAGATTCCGTGTCTTTGGAATCATGATAATGCCTACGATTCTCATCGTATCTATCATAGGATTCGCCGTATCTGGATTTCTTCCGATTCATGTCACCCATTTCCATATCACTACGGTCTGGATGATATCCCATGCGGTACATATTACGTTCAAACTCTGGATTGTTTAAATACTCGTCCATCCAGTCATCGTCTTCCATGTACAGATATGGTCTATAACCTTTTCTGGTTCCCCTACCTTTTGGAGCGAAACGCCCATTTGAATAGCGGTAACGGTCATATCCCATGCGTCCAAGATACTTTTCTTCCTGTTCGCATTCATCCATAGCTTCCACAATGCGATAATCTTTATCAGCGCAAATCGCACATTTTACTGCTTCCATGCAGTCTTTCAAATCGTCCCAATCTTGAGCACTGAGATTATCAAAGCCATGTGTTTTGGCTTTTTCCATAGCCCATTTTCCCATTTCCATTGCAACTTTATGCATTACAGTGCCCCCTTTCTAACAGCCTGTGTAACAGGTGCGTCTGCTGTTGGGGCTGTACCATTGATTGCAGTCAAATTGTTGTTCGGACTACAAGCCGGATTTCCTAACATTTTGAACGCTCCACCAGTAGCACTTGTTGCAACTCTGGTTGCATATTTTGTTCTGGTTCTTACTCCACACGCTGTAACCTGTGCGCAACAACGATTCTCTAACGGATACAAGGCTGTTCCTGTTCCTATCTGAATCATTACTGGGGCGGTAATTGTGGTTGTATTCGGAATAGACTGTGCTAAAACAATGCAGTATTTTTCTCCATTATTGTAGCTTCCTTCCGGGATAGTAACCACAAGATTTCCACCTGTGAATGCAATTGCAGTAGACAGCACAAGGTGATTACAGAGCTTACAAACATTCTTACATGCCATATTTTTTACCTCTCAATC